GAACGCAGCCCAACGGATTGAACGGATTACGAACAGACCAGGGAATGGCAAGTTAAAAGTGCTGGCGACTCGGACGGTGGAGGATGTGGTGAAAAAGCCATTCGATAAGCCGGAGTGGGTGAAGAAGTTCAGGGTGATGATGCGGGCTTTACTGATGGATCTGGTGGAGGAGGCAGGGGGGGATGCGCTGGAGGCGCTGGGGCTGTCGATCGGATTTGTGGTGAAACAGCCGCTGGTGCAACGGTTTATCGAGCGCCAGGCGCAACGGTTTGCGGTGAAAGTGAACGATACGACGTGGGAGATGCTGAAGGAGAGCCTGAGCGAAGGGCTGGGGGCAGGGGAGGAGATGCCGAAGCTGCTGGAGCGAGTGGGGGAGGTGATGGGGGAGCGGATCCGCAGCAGCGAGGAGGTAATCGCACGGACGGAGGTCAACCGAGCGGCGAACGGGGGGACGCTGGAGGCCTGGCGGCAGAGCGAAGTGGTGGAGAAGAAATCCTGGCTGAGCGCATTATTGCCTGACCGGACACGAGATAGCCATATCGAGGCGCATGTGAGGTACCAGGCGAACCCAATCGGGCTGGATGAGGATTTCGAGGTGGGGAGCGGGAGCGGTCCGCACCCAGGGGCGATGGGGGCGCCGGAAGAGGATATCAATTGCCTGTGCACGATGACGGCGGTTGTTACGAAAAGTGAGGAGGAAGGTGGAGCATGACAGCATTTATCCGAGGGATTTGTGAGCGGAAGGCGAAGGCGCCGGGGAACCCAGGCGATCCGATCGTGTTCGTGGCGTCGTCACCGGGCGTGAAGCGTGACGGGCGGGATCTGGAGATCGCCAATTGGGACCTGGAGAATTACCGGAAGAACCCGGTGTTCCTGTGGGTACACGACTACATGGGCCGGAACCTGCCGATCGGCAGGGCGGAGGTGACACTCGAGGGGAAGGAGATGATGGCTGCGGTGATCTTCGACCAGGCCGACGAGTTCGCCCGGACGGTGGAGGGCAAGTACCGGCGCTTGTTCCTGAACGCGGTGAGCGTGGGGTGGGACGATCACGTGTACTGCAAGAAGTGCGGGGAGGAGCTGGACCGGTGGTCCACCTTCGGGCTGGAATATCTGCGCAGGAAGTGCCCGCATTGCGAGGCGGATTTGACGGCCGATACGATCAATCTGCGATATGAGCTGCTGGATATCAGCGGGGTGCCGGTGCCGGGAGATCCGGATGCGTTGATGGAGCGGGAATACCGGGCACTGAAGGAATTGTTCGATGCACGAAGTACGGATTCAGGAATTACGCCGGAGGGTTCGGAGGCGGAGGGCGAGTGGCGTGAATTGGCGGCCGAGATGGTCGACGTGTTCACGGCGGCGTCTGATGAGAGCACCGAATCCAGGTTACGGCGTTACAGCTCTTTGCTGCCGAAGTACCGCCGGTTGGAGAAGACGCCGCCGGAGTTCCGGACGAACGAGGAGCTGGCAGGCTTGGGCGAAGAGGAGATCCGTGGATTGTTCTTCCATGGTGAAGCCGACAATCTCTATTGGATGCCCAAGATCGGGGAGCGCGTGGGTGCAATGCTGAATGCCAGGAACCGGGGCGATTTGGAGCAGGCGGTCACACTTATTCAGGCGGTACTGGAGCGGGCAAGGAAAGAAGCCGAGCAAGAAGAAACCGGGCAAGAAGAAGAGCGATCGGCGGAAAGCGGTGCGGGCGAGGTCGATGAGACCGAGCTAGTGCTACAGGCGCTGAGGGCTCGCATGACATTTATCAACTTGGGAGGTTGAAATGACTGAGGCATTGGAACTACTGTTGAAGGATATCAACGATCGTTTGACCGCGCTGGGCGAAAATGTGAACGAGGCGCGGCTTAAACAATTGGTCAGCGAGCAGTTCAATCTGCTGACCACCGACGAGCAGTTTGTGCGCAAGATGCGCTTCGGATCTGCGGAACCAAAGGTGACCGGGACCAAGTTTGCCCGCTGGAATCTGGGCGTGGCGGATATCGAGTTCCTGTACGATCTGATGGAGAGCAAGCGCGGCCAGGCGGGGCACCAGGGGCCTTCGGAGGAGCTGCGCAACGCGTTCAAGGGGATCTCGGAGGCATATTACCTGCCGATGGAGCAGGTGCGGCAGATCGACCAACGGGCGATCGACGACCTGTTCCCACGGATCCCGCTGAGCTGGTTCTACGGTTCCGACCGGGCGCTGGCGAAGCGCGGGGCGTGGGAAGAGACCCAGGCGTACCGCAATGCAGTGCGGGCAATGGACACGGCCGAAACCGGATATGGCCTGCAGCTAATCGGGGCGCAGTACGTGGGCGACATGTGGGAAGGGGCTGGCAAGGACAGCCGGATTTTCAACCTGCTGGAATCTTTCGAGATGACCGATCCGACGGCTTACCTACCGGTGGAAGCCGACCTGCCGGAGCTGCTGTTCGTGGCAGAGAATACTTCGGCTACGGCCAGTGATTACACGACCACCAAGACAGGGTCGAACCGGGTGAGTGTGAGTGCGGTGAAGTTCATCCTGCACCAGATGTGGTCCGGCGAGATGGAGGAAGATTCCATCGTGCCGTACATCCCGTTCCTGCGGCGCCAGGCCACCAAGAGTCTGGCGCATTACTCGGACAGCCTGGTGCTGAACGGGGATACGACCAATGCGGGAACCGGGAACATCAACCTGGATGACGCCGATCCGGCGGACACCAAGCACTATCTGGCGTTCGATGGGATGCGGCATGCAGCTTTGGTGGACAACACCAACAACGCAGTCAACCATGCCGGGATCGGGATCGCCTACGATGCGCTGCTCAATCTGCGAAAGCTGATGCTGGACACCACCTACCTGATGGACTGGGGCCACCCGACCGATCCGACGGATTTGGTCTTTGTAGCGGACCCGGACACGGTGGAGGAGATCAGCCAACTGGACGAGGTGAAGACGGTGGATCAGATCGGACCACGGGCAACGGTTTTGACCGGGCAGCAGGCGCAGATCGCCCAGCACCCGCTGATCAGCTCGATCGCCATGAGCAAGACCGAGGCGGACGGGAAAGTGAGCACCACGGCGGGCAATAACATGCTGGGGCAGGTGGTGGCCTTCAACCTCCGGGGCTACACCGTGGGCTGGCGGCGCCGGGTGAAGCTGGAGACTGAGCGGCTGCCGGGACGGGACCAGACGCGTCTGATCTATTCGATGCGATTGGGTCTTGGCCGATTTACGCCGACCGGGGCGGCCAGCGGGATCGAACACACAGCAGTGCTGCGGAATATCCTGGTGGCGTAGGGAGCTGATTGCTGGCAGCGGTCAGCAATCAGAAATCAGCGATTAGAAAAGGGGCGGGGAAAGCCCGCCCCTACCAGAACGAACAGGATAGAGTAACGGAGGTGTGAAATGCCTGTGATCAAACCGAATATCAGCAAGGGACAGCTGGTGAAGCTGTCGTTTTCCCAGGACAATGTGGCGGCGAACCAATCGGATGTGCAGCTGTATCGCAGCGAGGTGGCTGCGGCGGCATTGCTGGCGGTGGATGAGTTCAACATGCCGTTTGCGGGCGAGGTGGTGGCGATCGCCTACAGCCTGAGCGCGGCCGGGTCGGCGGGCTCGCTGACGGTGGGCGCCTCGGTGAATGGGACCGAGGATGCGGACACCACGCAGACGATCAGCACGGCGGCACGCGGCTATGCCAGGATCCCGAGGGGCAAGGTGACGTTTACCGCCGGGCAGTATATCGGCGTCGAGATCACCACAAATGCGAGTTGGAACGGCACGTCGTCCGATCTGGCGGTGGATGTGTACGCGCTGATGTATCTGGAAGGGATCTGATCCGCTGACAACGGATTCAGGAACGGATTGAACGGATTAGGGGCGGGGAGACCCCGCCCCTATGGAGATGAAGATGCCGAAATATAAAGTGCGGTGGAATTACGAGAGCCGAAGCTGGAACGGCGACATCATCATGCTGAGGAAGGGGGAGGTGATGGAGCTGGAGGAGGCGGTGGCCGAATGGGTGAGTAAGGATAGCCCTGGCGTGCTGCATGAGGTGGGCGATAAGGGCGCAAGCCTTGCGCCCCTACGGTTGTTGGAGGAGGCGCCGAAGGACCGGATGGTGAGGAAGGCGCGCGGGAAGAGGTAATCAGGGTGTATCGGGTTCAGATTAGGGGATTGGAGGAGTTTCAGCGGGCGATGGACAAGTCGCCGGAAGTCACGCGGAAGGAGCTCGAGAAGGCGATGAAGAAATCGGTGATCACGGTGACCAACGAGGTGAAGAGGGAGACGCCGGTGGGCGTGTCGGGGCAGCTGAGGGGCTCGATCGGGGGCGAGGTGACGACGACCGGCGAGCACGTGCGAGGGCGTGTGGGGACCAGCATCACAGATATCTATCCGCTGGTGATGGAGCTGGGACGGAGACGGGGCGCCAGGCGGCCACCGGCCGGGAGGCTGGAGCGGTGGGTGCACCTGCAGCTGGGTGTGCCGACGGAGCGGGCGTATGGAGCGGCGAGGAACCTGGCCAGGGTGATCAGCGTGCGGGGGATCAAGGGGAAGGAGATGTTCCGCAAAGGGTTCGAAGCCAGCACGAAGAGCATCGAGGGGTATTTCGGGGATGCGCTGACGGCGATCGTGAGGGCGTTGGGTGATTGAGGAAGAATTTTGATCAACCACAGAGGCCGCTGAGTACAGCGGTCAGAGACACGGAGAATTTAGGAAGTTAGGAAATTAGGCCCGTAAAGTACACGGAGTCATTATGGGAAAAGTTTCGATCATTATTCCGAGTCGGAATGAGTTGTTTTTGCAGAAGACGGTCACGGATCTGCTGGCGAAGGCCGGGGATATCGAGGTGATCGCGGTGCTGGACGGGTATTGGCCGGAGCCGGCGCTGGTGGGGGATAGCCGGCTGAAGATCCTGCATAAGGGGAAGGCATCCGGGATGCGGGCAGCGATCAATAGTGCGGCGGCGCTGGCCACGGGCGAGTGGCTGATGAAGACGGACGGGCACTGCATGTTCGCCGAGGGGTTCGACGAGGTGTTGAAAGCCGAGACCGATGAGGATTGGCTGGCGATCCCGAGGCGGTATAGCCTGGAGGCCGAGGCCTGGGAAAGGAAGCCGAAGGCGCCGATCGATTACCACTACCTGGACTGCCCGATGACGAACGAGAATTATTTCCAGTTTCACGGGATCCCGTGGAACGAGATGAGCCGAGAGCGCTTCGACGACCCGAGATATGAGATCGACGACCTGATGAGCTGGCAGGGATCGATGTGGTTTATGAGCCGGAAGCTATGGGAACGGGTCGGGCCGATGCGGGAGGATCTGTTCTACACGTTCAGCCAGGAGCCGCAGGAGCTGGGGAACAAGGTGTGGCTGTCCGGAGGGCGGATCGTGGTGAACAAACATACCTGGTACGCACACCTGCACAAGGGCAAGCAATATGGGCGCGGGTATTCGATCAGCGGATCCGAGGTGGTGGCGGGGCACAAGCGGAGCGCCGAATACTGGATGAGTAACGCCTGGCCGGGGCAGGTGCGCCCGATCGAGTGGCTGATTGAGCGGTTCCTGCCGTTGCCGACGTGGCCGGAGAACTGGCTCAAGCTGCTGGAGAATTGGAGAAAATCTTTTGTTCCGGATTGGGAAAGGGCATGAGCGAATTAAACCTACACGAGCGGTTCAACAAGACCGGCGAGCAGCCGATGCCGGTACGGGTGCGGGGTTTTACCCGGGTACACCTGGCGCAATTATTCAACGAGCTAGGGTTCAAGATCGGGGCGGAGATCGGCGTGGCGGAGGGCAAGTTCAGCCTGGCGCTGTGCCAGGAGATCCCGGGTGTGGAGCTGTACTGCGTGGACCTGTGGGATAAGTATTACAGGGGCGAGAAGATGCTGAAGGACCGGGAGATGCAGGATTGGGCGCTGGAGCGGGCGCACGAGAAGCTGGATCCATTTGACGCCCAGTTCATACACCAGGCGAGCGACCTGGCAGTGCATACTTTCCGGGACGGGCTGTTCGATTTCGTATATATCGACGGGGATCACAGCTTCGACTTTGCGATGCTGGATTTGATCTACTGGTCGAGGAAGGTGCGGAAGGGGGGGATCGTCAGCGGGCACGATTTCTACCGGTTCCGCGGGGCAGGGGTGGTGGATGCGGTGAGCGCCTATACACATTGCCATCAGATCAACGAGTGGTTTGTGTGCGATGAGCGGGAAGTCAGTTTTTTCTGGGAGAAGCCGTGATTAACCACAGAGACACAGAGACACCGAGTGAATTATGGATTTGAGTATTTTGATCCCGGCAAGGAATGAGATGTTCCTGGCTCGCACGATCCAGGACATTTTGGAGCATAGCGAGGCGGAGACGGAGGTGATCGCGGCGCTGGACGGGTGCTGGGCAGAGCCGCCGATCCCGGTGAACGAGCGGGTGACAGTGCTGCACTTCCCGGAGAGCATCGGGCAGCGGGCGGCGACGAACGCAGCGGCTCGGGTGGCGCGGGGAAAGTGCGTGATGAAGGTGGATGCGCATTGCGCCTTCGACCAAGGGTTCGACCGGAAGATGATCGAGCTGATGGAGCCGGATATCACGATGGCGCCGGTGATGCGGAACCTGCATGCGTTCGATTGGGCCTGCAAGAACGGGCACCGGCGCTACCAGGGACCGAGCGGGCCATGCATGATTTGTGGAGAGTCGACGGAGCGAGAGGTAGTGTGGATCGCCAAACCTTCACCGCAGAGCACGGCGTACCGGTTCGATCGGACGATGCATTTCCAGTACTGGCCGGAGCTGAAGAAGCGCCAGGCGGGTGACCTGGTGGAGACGATGAGCTTGCAGGGCTCATGCTTTATGATGACCCGGAAACGGTATTTCGAGCTGAACATTTGCGACGAGAGCTGGGGGAGCTGGGGGCAGCAGGGCGTGGAGGTGGCGGTCAAGAGCTGGCTCTCCGGAGGGCGGGTGCTGATTAACAAGCGGACGTGGTACGCGCATCTGTTCCGGACGCAAGGATCCGATTTTAGCTTCCCGTACCCGATCACCGGCAGCCAGGTGGACCATGCCAGGCGGAAGAGCCGGGAGGTGCTGCAGGCCGATCAATGGGACAGGGCGGTGCACCCGTTCGAGTGGCTGCTGGAGAAGTTCAGGCCAGTGCCGGATTGGCACAGCGGGCCGGAAAAGGCAATCATCTATTACACGTGCAACACGCACGAGCCGAGGATCGATGAGAAGTGCCGGGAGCAGCTGTTGAAAGCCGGCCTGCCGATCATTTGCGTGAGCCTGAATAAAGAGCTGGATTTCGGAGACGTGCGGATCCGGATGGACGGGGAGCGGGGGCCGGTGATGATGCACCGGCAGATCCTGCGAGGGCTGGAAGAGTGCAAAGCGGAGATCGCTTTCCTGTGCGAGAGCGACGTGTTGTACCACCCGAGCCATTTCGAGTTCGTCCCGAAGCGTTCAGACGTGTTTTATTACGACACGAACGTGTGGAAGGTGCGCTGGCCGGACGGGCATGCGGTTTGGACGGACGATCTTCAGCAGGTGAGCGGGTTATGCGCCAACCGGAATTTGCTGTTCGATTTCTATACGAAGCGGATGCGGCAGATCGAGGAGCAGGGCTTCAACGGGCATTACGAGCCGCCGGGGAAGCCATCGATCTACGGGTATGTCAAGGGCGGGAAGTATGGGACGGAGAATTACCAGGCGGCGAGGCCGAACGTGTGCATCCGGCACAACGGCAATCTGACGAAGAGCAAGTGGGCGATGGAGGATTTCCGGGACCCACAGTACGCACAGGGCTGGAAAGAGGCGGAGGAAGTGCCCGGGTGGGGGCGGATGGATGAAGAAGGAATTAAGAATTTAGGAAATTAGGAAATTAGGCTCATCGAATATGATGAATCAAGGAGGATGAGATGGCAGATACATTTATC